ATAGTGATAGCTTTACTTTTACCCCTCCAGGTGAAAGTTCTTCATCAGAGTTTGTATGTGATTCTTGGAATAAATCTATTCCATATTTAAACAGAGCTACAATACAGGCTACATTCAGAGAAGTATTTGAACCATGAGTACTGCTCCAATAATTACTGATCTGCAAAAGATCAATCCATCAGCAGTTATTGAATTATTTACACTTGTCACCACAACAGCTTTACATGGATCTAATACAACCTATAGATTTCATGCTGGTACGAATCTTAATTCAAATGCAGATATAATCTGGGCTGGTAATACATATACAAAAATGCCAATACAGGCTGAAGGTTTTGCATATCAGAATGGACAACTACCTCGTCCAACCCTTACTGTCAGTAATGCAATAGGAACAATATCTGCAATATTAATATCTGTGAATAATACCACTACAGGTAATGATCTGACAGGTGCTACTGTTACAAGGATTAGAACTTTGGCACGTTATCTTGATGCTGTTAACTTTTCTGGTGGTAGCAATCCATTAGGAACACCAGATCCTACGGCAGAGTTTCCGCAGGAGATATACAAAATAGATAGAAAATCAGCAGAAAATAGAGAAATCGTAACTTTTGAATTAGCTGCTGTTTTTGATCTTGCAGGAGTCAGAGCACCTAAAAGACAGGCAACTCGTTCCATATTTCCTTCTATCGGTACATTTAACGCATGAATTGGAAAGATGATGCTCTCGCTCATGCGAAAGACCAAGATCCTAAAGAAGCTGTAGGTTTATTATTAAATATCAAAGGAAAGCAAAGATATTATTCCTGTAATAATTTATCTATGACTGCTCATCAATGTTTCATTCTTGATCCAGAAGATTATGTAAAGGCTAGTAATATTGGTGATATTGTTGCCATTGTTCATTCTCATCCTGTAACTCCTGCTGTTGCCAGTGAAGCAGATAAGATCAGTTGCGAGCACAGCAATCTTCCGTGGTATATCGTTAATCCCAAGACAGAAGAATGGGGATATTATGCCCCTACAGGATATAAAGCACCATTATTGGGTCGTCCGTGGGTCTGGGGTGTCACCGATTGCTGGTCACTTGTTAGAGATTGGTATAGAGAAGAAAGAGGTATTGAACTTAGAGATTGGGAAAGGCCATTAACACCAGAAGAGTTTTTGAAAGATCCTATGTTTGAAAGATGTGCATGGAGAACTGGTTTTAGACAGTTGAGACAGGAAGAAAAATTAGAGAAAGGAGATTTATTATTTATGTCAATCATGGCAGATGGTTTAAATCATGTGGCTTTATTTTTAGGAGATGAAATTTTACATCATTTAACAGATAGACTATCTTGTAGAGAACCTTATTCTCAATGGTTATTAAAATGTACTGGAGGGAGGTATCGTTATGCTTCGTAAATTAAAACTTTATGGAGAGTTAGCAGAATTTATCGGACATAAAGAGTTTGAAGTTAAGGTAAATTCAATATCACAGGCAGTAAGTTTCCTTGTCTGTAACTTTCCAAAATCAGAAGCGTATATAGCAGAAAGGTCTTATAAGGTTTTGGTTGGTGATTATGAAGTGGGAGAAGATGAACTTGGACATCCTATAGGACAATCTGATTTGCATTTTGTCCCTGTCATTGCTGGTGCAGGTGGAGGAACTAGAAAGTTTATTTTAGGAGCAGCACTGATTGGTGTTGGTATCATGTCTGGCGGAACAGGTTTTGCTCTAAACTCAACACAGGGATTTGGTTTTTTTGGAGGCAGCTTGGCAGCTACAGCAGGAAATATAGGTGTAGCTTTGACTCTTTCTGGAGTGGCTGATTTATTAACTCCAGTACCAAAAACACCAGATTTTTCTTCAGAGCAAGATCCTAGATTATCGTTTCAATTCAGTGGCATACAGAATACATCAAGAGCAGGTACTCCTGTTCCTATCGTTTATGGTGAAATATTTACAGGAAGTGTTGTAATAAGTGCAGGTGTTGATACTGAACAGGTAAGAGCATGACAAACAATCCTAAAATCATTAGAGGTGCTGGTGGTCCTCCTCCTCCATCTTCTCCACCACAACCAACTAGAACTCCTGATACTTTACATAGTCGTCAGTTTGCTACTTTACTTGACCTAATATCAGAGGGAGAGATAGAAGGCTTTGCCACTGCCTCTAAAGCTGGATTAACGAAAGGTACAACTGCATATAACAATGCTGCCTTAAAAGATATATTTTTAAACGATACAGCCATATTGCAATCCAGTGCCAGTAATACAAGTCCCGTCAGTACTGATTTTAATTTTCAAGATGTAAGTTTCACTCCCAGATTTGGAACGTCAAATCAGGAACATATCAGTGGTATAGAAAGTAGTCAGTCCATAAATTCTGTAGGTGTAACGGTAACAAACTCTACTCCTGTAACCAGAACAATATCTAATTCTAATATTGATGCTGTAAAGGTAACAGTAACTTTTCCTCAGATACAGGTTGCTACTGATGCTGGAGATTTACTTGGTAGTTCTGTTAATCTTCAAATTCAAATTCAATATAACGGAGGTGGATTTACAACTTTAATAGATGATACCGTTACAGGTCGTACTGCTGATGCTTATCAAAAAGAATATCGTGTAAATCTTACTGGTTCTTTCCCTGTTGATGTAAAAGTTGTAAGAGTAACTGCTGATGCCACTTCTGCCAGCACTGTAAATACTTTTCAATTTACAAGTTTTACTGAAATTATTGATGATAAACAGACTTATCTAAATAGTGCATATACGTCATTAAGGCTTGATTCTCAGCAATTCAGTTCAATTCCATCAAGAAAATATCGTATCAGAGGAATAAAAGTAAGGATTCCAGGTGCAGGTGCTAGTAGTTCAGGTACTCCAACAGTAGACAGTACAACTGGTCGTATTGTTTATCCCTCTGGTTATATTTTTAATGGAGTTATGGGTGCAGCTACATGGTGTTCATGTCCTGCGATGATACTTCTCGACCTTTTAACAGATACAAGATATGGATTTGGAGATCATATAACAGATAGTTCTCTTGATTTATTTTCTTTTGTTACTGCAAGCAAGTTTGCAAATACTTTGGTTGATGATGGATTTGGAGGGCAGGAGGCTAGATTCAGTTGTAATGTAAATATTCAGAACAGCAACGAAGCATTTGATCTAATAAATGAACTTGCAGGAGTTATGCGTTGTGTTCCTATTTGGTCTGCTGGATCAATAGAACTTGCACAGGATAGTCCAAAGGATAGTTCATATCTATTCAGTCTTGCCAATGTTACTGAAGCTGGATTTAATTATTCTGGTAGTAGTCTCAAAGCGAGACATAGTGTTGTTTCTGTGTCCTACTTCAATATGGATTCACAGGAGGTGGATTTTGAGGTCGTAGAAGATAGCACCTTAATTAGTAAAATTGGAACTGTTGTTAAACAGGTGAAAGCATTTGCGTGTACTTCAAGAGGACAGGCTGCCAGATTAGGTCGTGCAATACTCTTCAGTGAAAACAATGAATCTGAGACAGTCACATTTACAACTTCGATTGATAGTGGTGCAGTATGCAGACCAGGTAGTGTTATTGAAATAAACGATCCAGTAAGAGCAGGAGTAAGAAGATCAGGAAGATTAAAAGCGGTTGCATCTACAACTGTAATGACGGTTGATGATACTTCTGCAACTGATTTACCAACAACAAACAGCCCAAAACTTTCTGTCATCCTTCCTGATGGAACGATTGAAACTAAAGATATAAGTGGTATTTCAAATGGTGTTGTAACAGTAGCAAGTGCTTTCTC